AAGTCTGGCCGATGGCTAGGATGTTCGGAGTGATGACAATCATTAAGGAAGATGTTATCACTGGCGGTGAGTACGAGGTAGCGATAGGAATCAGGAACGCTCACGACAAAAGAATGACAGCCGGAATGATTGCCGGATTATATGTCATGGTTTGTGAGAACCTAGATTTCTACGGTGACTTTGGAGCAAGTCACAAGCATAGCGTCAACATCCGACGCGAGCTACCATCACGGCTTTGGCAGGTGGCCGGCCAGATCAGTCAGCAGTTCAGCGATCATCAACAGGTGATCAATTCCTATAAGGCACGGGAGATCAGTGACACTGAGTCCCATGATCTTATAGTGAAGTGTGCTGACGCTAATGTCTTCCCATGGCAGTTCGGGGAGAAGGTTCTGAAAGAATACCGGAACCCAAGACACGAAGCTTTTGAAGAGCGGACGGTGTGGGCATTCAACAATGCCACCACTGAAATCTTGAAAGCGCGGAACACAAGGGAGCTTCCGCAATCTATGAAACGCTTCCATGCTCTGGCCTCGGAGTTCTGCCAGAACTAAACAGCATAAAGGGAGCCGGCCCAACGGGCCGGCTCCCTTTTTTTGTCCGCTAACTTTTGTCTGTGTATTGGCTCACTGCTAGTGCGCTAATGATAGCCGGCCCGAAGGGCCGGCTATCATTTATAGTATGCCGGCTTTGCCGGCTCGCTAACTGACGCCCGTACCTAATGCTTCCCCCCGCCGAAGGCGGGGGGACTAGTTCACGCCCGTACCTTCAGCTATCCGAAGCCGAAGGCTTCGGACCAGTTCACGCCCGTACCTTTTGCTACCCCCCGCCGAAGGCGGGGGGACTACACGCCCGTACCTTTTGCTAACCGCCGCCGAAGGCGGCGGTTAAGTAGTGAGCTACGGCTACGCCACCGCGCTACTGGCTATATAGCATAGCCCTTAGTGAACGTCAGTGAGCTAAGGGCTATGCTATATATAGTAGGCCGGCTTTATATCTGTGTGTCTGCCGGCTATCGATGTGCTAACAGGGGGGTAGTCCGCTAACAGAAGTTAGGTGTGTTAGGGGCTGAGTACTGGGCTAAGAATGTGTATTAAAGGTAGGGTATTTAAGGTGAGCTAAGGTGTAGTGCAGGTACAAAAAAAGGGGGAAGCCTTTCGGCTCCCCCCTAGTGTGCTACCTCCTGTTGTAACCAGTATCCATATCGTACCACCCTGCACTGTGTGCTTTTTCTTGACATTCATAGCAACCATACACAGTACCTGTTAGATGATCGTTATAGATTGGACACGGCTTAATGAATGCATCACGGTATACTTCCCATACAGACATAGTATGTGTCCACTCACCATCCCTATCCGCACCTTGCCACTTACCACGTTCCTTCCAACACAGGTACAGGTGGTGAATGTCATACCGTAATTCATCTAACAAGCTTCTGATTCTTGGTAACTTACCCATCTTATTACTCCCCTTTGTAGGGGTGGTAGGGGGTGGCCTCATGCCACCCCCCTGTCTAATCAAACTGAGGTATCAACTACAATCCAGTGACCTAGCCGGCCATCATAACAATCCTTGCATACACGGTCGGGATTGTTGTCGCGCATAGGTGCATTCTCTCCGCACTCCGCGCATACCTCAATCCTCCGAACGATAGGCTTATGACCTAACTGGCCTTCTGTAACTTCAATAAACTTACGTTGCACCATGTTACTTCCTCCTACGCTTGCGAGCCTGATGCATGACCGACTCGGTGATACTGAACAACACCATGCATATAAATATGAAGCACCCTATCACTATCACAAACTCAGTGTCTTGACCGTGCATCATACACCCCCTTCACATAGACCGCAGGGTATATCCCGACCATCCTCTGGGTACAGGTCAACGCCATGCCGGCACTGATGCTTGGCAAACCCTCGCCTATCATTAGCATCATCACAGTCCCGACAATACACTGGGTCACCATACCAACCAGTGCTACCGCATTCCATCTTTCTTTCCACATAGTCGAGGCCACGGGGTACATATTGCGAAGCCTCATTCGTGCATCCCATCATTGTATAGCTCCTAATGATTGGGGTAGTAGGGGGGGCCGATTGCCCCCCCTTATCTCGTACTACTTCCACTCACATCCTGTTGCTATCTCACGTTGCTCACTATTGAAGTCACTCTCGGTAACTTTCCGGTACTTGTGACCGTAGCTCTCAACGATCTCGGTAGCATCCTTGAGCATCTGCTCAGGTGACCACTTCACAGGTGACCCTTCAAACAACTCGCCACCCGACCGATATCCCTCACATATCATTCGATCTAGATAGATATTGTGAAGTCGTTTCTCCAATACTAACCGTGTCGGTACTTCAATTGCCCATTCAATAGTAGGGTCGGGCATCACTGAAGTGCATCGGTACGCTCTCAACCTACCTGCTAGGGTAGCGACATCCCTTGAGAAGCCAAGCTTCAGCACTTGGTTACCCGAAGCGGTGTGCATTGTCGGGCAACTAACACAGTAAACAATCTCGGTAATAGAGTCGCGTTGCTTCAGCATAGGGTAAGGATCAGCTAACCAATCCTGAAGATCACCTACGTTGTAGTAGATTGTTGTGCCACCCCTATCGAACGACTCCCCAGTGTCCTGATTGTAAGCCTTCTTATAGACTGGCTCCCTAGTGTACTGGCTCATGTCTAGCGTAGGTGGAGCAGGATACCGTCTCAGCCACCAGTCTAGACTCTCAACTCGCACACCGTATCCCTGTATACCGTCCAAGTAATGACGGTGCCTATCGATGTCAGCCTTTGCCAACAGGCCACCCAATGTTCGGGTGTGCATTGGGTTATCATTGTTAACCCTTGGGCCGTAACTGCACCAAGTAGGCCACGGCCTATGCTCCATCCCATGCAAGCCATGCACGATATCAATCAGACTGACCCAATCCCTGCTACCCATTAGTGCCTTAATATCATGGGCTAGTACTGCGAACACTGAACTAGTCAGCTTGTACGCTTCTCTGTGTACTACAGGTGCAACATAGAATGGCGGTGTGTTGTTTTCGTAGTGCATCGTGCAACCATTCTGTACGATGAAACCGATGTCGATCTTCTTCCATCTGCGTTGGTAGGACATCGGACCCTTCTTTAGGTGATCCCTGCCACAGCCTAGCATAGATGCCACCTGATGCTCTGTGATCATTGCACCCCTGCCTATCGTCTCAACTAGTGCTTCAACAGCTATTACCGCAGGTGCTACTGGGAACCAGAGCATCCTACGGATGCCATTGCCGATACCCTTTAGAACCTCACTCATCGTGCCCCCTATCAAAGGTTAGGGGTGGGGCCTCCGCGAATCGGAGGCCCCTGTCTTGTTACTTAACCAGTGAACTGAAACAAGCGGTACATCGCAAGGATGTACACGATTGGCAACAGCACCGCTATCATAACTTTCGCTATGTTCGCGGTAGTCCATTCTATCTTACGCATAGACTCTCCGGTTGAAGGATGGGGCCACCGCGAATCGGTGGCCCCTGTCTTGTTACTTTTGTTCTTTAATTTTTCCATCTGCGATCAATGCGTCTCTCTCTCTCTGGGTAGCTTCGACTATCTCTTTGTGTTCCTGTCTTAGCGCACTCAGTTCCTTTCTAAGGTGATAAATTTTAGTTACGAGTATCACAGTGGAATATTGACCTTCTCTTTCGACTAGCTCCGCGATTAATCTTTCAAGGTGGAACCGGAGCGTTGGGCTGTTAAGACTCTCTAACATTGTTCTTTCCTAGTGGCTTAGCTCATCAGGCGATAGGAAGCCAACCTTATCGCGACAGGGCCGAAGCCCTGTTTCGCTATAGTGCCCCGTTAACATCAGGGTCACCTTCGCAGGTGTCACATAGCGCACCATACTCTTCTAGCACATCCCATTGCACTTGCTCGTCCCTCTGCTTCTCATCACTAAGCAGATCGCCACACGATGAACAGCAGATGTCTTCTAGAGGGTCAGGTCCATCAAAGCGGGTGTCTTCTAAACGATAGTCAAAGGTCATTGTATTGTTCCGGTTAACTACTGGGCGGGGCCACCGCGAATCGGTGGCCCCTGTCTTACTATCTTAGCTTGTCGATTGCCTTAGTGAGCTGTCCTAGTCTTTTGACTAGGTCACCCATCATTAGTTCTGTATCGACTAGCTCGACAGTCACGCGCCCTATCTGAGGTGGATCGTCCTCATCAGTCGAGTGAATCGCGATCCCTTCCTCGTCAAGCACTTCGGGCAGGATCTCACTGATGTGTCTCAGATCGCTACCAGTGGCCTCGCCATCACGTACACGATCAATGATGGGGTCGTTGTTGTGATCAGACATTGTATTGCTCCCGTGTATCGGGGTTTTGAGTCACGCCGTGTGCGTTTCTCATGGTAGAACCATAACACGATGTGAGCGTATGTCGTGCAGTATCTGGTATTAATTGCCCCAGTGGGGTACATCCACCCCCAAACGTCGCGCCATTTCCCCTACCGATAAACAGTATTTTGCTCGCTAAATCATCAGATTTTCCACTGGGACTCCTACCCCTAAAAAATTTTATATAAAGTTTTGAACTTAACGTGATATAATTACAACAAGATAGTTTGACAGGCTGGAACAAAAATTATATTATATTTTGTGTCTCTAGCCGATCTTGATTCCGTTATCGATGATGCTGTCAAATCCTACTTGATAGCGAAGAAGAGGTGTGTGCTACAGCGACATCCTTTATCGGGATACACATCGGAAAACCTTGTCGCGGACCACCCGGACTACTACACGACTTGGGGTTCCCCGAAGAAGGTCAAATTCACCGGAAGGAGTGCCGGCGATATTATAGAGGACTACCTTGAGAAGTTGGGTTACCCAAGTGGTAGTGATCAGTGGTTCAGCCTAGCTCACATTGTTATTGAAAGGGGGGAGTATGAAAGCCAATTTGGAAGATCGCCTTATGGAGATTGGGGTGGAGAACATCCTGACGATGGACGGCTATGACGATTGCATGGTCGGAGTTCTGCATCGTTATGGTCTAAGCAAGAATGTGGCGGTCTACGACAGGGAGAAGGTTCTGGAAAAGATCATGCGCCTGAGTGAATGTTCGTATAGTGATGCGGAAGAGTATTACGAGTTCAACCAGCTAGGTGCTTGGGTAGGCGAGGGCACACCTGCTTTTCTAGTGAGATTGCCCGAAGAATGAATCGTAGAACAAGAATTATTTTAATTTTCTCTTTTTTGTTGATACTTACTTCATGTGCTAGTCGTGAATGCTGGTGGGGTGACCAGTCTTTCAATGAAGAGTGTTTGAACTAAATGAACCCGAAAATCCTCGACACTCTGCCTGCTGACGAGAAGCGAGAGATCCTTAGCCTTATTGAGGAACTGAATTTGGCTAGGATGCGGGAGGGTGCCCAAGGGGATTTTCTGGAGTTCGTCAAAGAGGTGTGGCCGGCCTTCATCGAAGGTGATCATCACCGTGTAATGGCGGATGCATTCAATAGGATTGCAGATGGTGAACTAAAGCGGCTGATCATTAATATGCCGCCGCGTCATACCAAGTCTGAGTTTGCATCTCATTTATTCCCTGCATGGTACTTGGGAAGGTTTCCAGATAGGAAGGTGATTCAGACTGCTCACACTGCGGAGCTTGCGGTTGGATTCGGTCGTAAGGTTCGTAACCTTGTAGGCTCCAAGGATTACGAAAGGATCTTTACTGGCGTTTCCCTGAGTGCAGACTCCAAGGCGGCTGGACGCTGGAACACCAATAAGCAGGGCGACTACTTCGCTATCGGGGTAGGTGGTGCGGTAACGGGTAAGGGTGCGGACATTCTTATAGTGGATGATCCACATTCTGAGCAGGAAGCCGCGCAGAACGATCCATCTGTTTACGACAAGACCTATGAATGGTACACATCTGGTCCCCGCCAGAGGCTACAGCCGGGGGGCGCGATCTGTCTGGTGATGACTCGTTGGTCGAAAAAGGATTTAACGGGCAGTATCCTAAAGGCATCCATAGAAAGAGGCGGTGCTGATGAGTGGGAGATCATTGAACTGCCTGCTATCCTTCCCAGCGGAAAGCCGCTATGGCCGGGATTCTGGCCGCAGGATCAGCTAGAAGCTCTGAAAGCGGAGCTACCCGTAGGCAAGTGGAGTGCCCAGTACCAGCAAGACCCCACCTCCGAAGAAGGCGCGATCATCAAGCGGGAGTGGTGGAAGGAATGGACGAAGAAAGATCCACCCGACTGTGAGTTCGTGATCCAGTCTTGGGATACTGCGTTCCTAGCAAAAGAGACTGCCGACTATAGTGCCTGCACTACATGGGGTGTTTTCTATAATGAGGACAAGGAAGCGAACATCATCTTGCTGGATGCGTTGCAGGAACGGCTGGAGTTCCCTGACTTGAAGACACGGGCGTATGAGATGTACAAGGAATACAAACCCGATGCGTTTATCGTGGAAGCCAAGGCGGCGGGTAGCCCTTTGATCTTTGAACTAAGGCGGATCGGAATCCCCGTATCGGAGTACTCACCCGGACGGGGCAGGGACAAGATCGCCAGAGTGAATGCTGTATCCGATCTATTCCACAGTGGTCATGTATGGGCACCCAAAAAGAGATGGGCGGAGGAAGTTATCGAAGAATTCGCCGCTTTTCCTACAGGTGATCACGATGACTTGGTTGACTCTTCGACTCAAGCGTTGCTAAGATTCAGGCAAGGCGGGTTCATCAACTTGGATAGCGACGATCCGTGGGATGATTTATTGCCCATGAGAAAAGCTGATTACTATTAGTAGTCTAGTGGGAGAAGTTAATGGCGGTAGATAAGCCACTGAATGGTTTATTCAACCAAGACGATTTCGACATGGGTCCAGAAGGACTTATGGTTGTCGAAGAAGAAGAAGCTATACCGGGGGAGTCGCTGGTTACCGAACTGGAAGGCGGCGGAGTCGAGATCGACTTTGACCCGTCAGCAGACATTGGTAGTCCCGAAACTGAGTTCGACTCTAACCTCGCTGAAGTTATTGAAGATAAAGAGCTACGCACCGTAGCACTGGATCTTATATCCAAGTTTGATTCCGATAAAAGAAGTAGATCGGACTGGGAACAGACCTACAAAGAAGGATTAGACCAGCTAGGGCTGGAGATTGAAGACCGCACTACGCCGTGGGCTGGAGCTTGTGGAGTATTCCACCCCATGCTTTCCGAAGCAGTAGTCAGATTCCAGAGTCAAACGATTCAGGAGATTATGCCGGCCAAAGGTCCGGTTAAGACCCAGATCTGGGGGCTTTCTACAAAGGAACGCCAAGAGCAGGCCAAGCGGGTGCAGGACTATATGAACTTCCAGCTTCTCGAAGTGATGACTGAATATCGGTCTGAAACTGAAAAGCTGTTGTTTAGCCTTCCGCTCGCGGGATCGGCATTCCGTAAAATCTATTATGATCCTTCGCTGGGCCGGCCAACCTCCATGTTCGTACCTGCGGAAGACTTTATTGTTGCATACAACGAAGCGGATCTGGAACAAGCGGAACGATACACCCATGTGATGAACCGTAGTAGCAACCAAGTTAAGAAGCTTCAGGTTAGCGGGTTCTATAAGGATGTAGAACTCACAACCTCATATATAGAAGACAACCCGATCACCGATAAGTTTAATGATATTGGTGGCGTTAAACCTTCTTATGACCACGAGGACCGTCATCAGCTACTGGAGATGCACGTTGACCTCGACCTTCCGGGGTTTGAAGACCCGGACGGTGTGGCCCTTCCATATGTAGTTACCGTCGATAAATCCAGTTCCACGATCCTGTCGATCTATCGCAACTGGGACGAAGCAGACGAACACAAGATTAAGAAACAGCACTTCGTTCACTATGGATACGTTCCGGGCATAGGGTTCTACAACCTAGGCTTGATACACATGATCGGCGGACTAGCTAAGTCTGCAACTAGTGTGTTGCGCCAGCTTGTGGACGCGGGAACACTTTCCAACTTACCCGGAGGACTCAAGACTCGTGGACTCAGAATCAAAGGCGATGATACGCCGATTATGCCGGGAGAATTCAGAGACGTTGATGTGCCGGGAGGGGTCATTCGTGACAACATCACCTTCCTTCCTTATAAGGAACCTTCTTCGGTCCTATATCAGTTACTGGGTAATATTGTGGAGGAAGGCCGACGCTTTGCGTCAATGGCTGATCTCAAGGTAGCAGACATGAATCAAGAGGCTCCCGTAGGGACTACTCTTGCAATCTTGGAACGAGCCATGAAGGTACAGTCCGCGATTCAGGCTCGCATTCATGCCAGTCTAAAGCAGGAATATAAGATTCTAGCGCAGATCATCCACGACTACACGGACCCCGACTATCCATACGAGACGGATGCGGGGGAGGGTATTAAAGCTGAAGACTTTGATGACCGTATTGATGTTGTGCCTGTTTCGGACCCCAATGCGTCCACTATGGCACAACGGATCATGCAATACCAAGCCGCCCTCCAGTTAGCGGCTCAAGCACCGAATATGTACGACCTTCCTCTTCTGCACAGGCAGATGATGGAATTGATTGGAATACCAAATGCAGAGAAGGTTGTGCCTCAAACAGATGAAGCACCTCCAAAAGATCCTGTCAGCGAAAATCAGGATATGATGACGCAATCTCCGGTCAAGGCATACGAGTATCAGGATCATGAGGCTCATATGCGTGTTCACGCGGCTCTCAAGAGTGATCCGCAAATTGCACAGGAGATGCAGAACAGTCCGCAGGGTCAGGCTATAGCTGGTGCGCTCGACTCCCATGTACGGGAACATTTGGCGTTTATTTTCCGCAAGCAGATCGAAGAAGAGCTTGGTACTGAGCTACCGCCTATAGGTCAGCCGCTACCGGAGGACATTGAAAAGAGATTGAGCAAGCTAGTGGCCGATGCCGCCGATCAGATGACCGGGAAGAAGCAACAGCAACAGCAGGCAGAGCAACAGGCCCAGCAACAGCAAGATCCAATCATCCAACAGCGCGAACGCGAGCTTGGTATACAGGAACAGGAAGTACAGCGCAAACAGCAGGCCGACTCCATGAAACAGCAGTTGGAGCAACAGAAGATTGCCGCGAAACAGCAACTCGACCAACAGAAGATGGGGTTACTTGAAGAGAAGATGGCTGTTGAACAGCAGTTGGACGCGGCAGAGCTTCAATTGGAACAACAGAAGGCGCAAGCTGAACAGCAGATGGAAGCGGCGGAGCTTCAATTGGAACAACTGAAGCTTACGTTGGCTGAACAGGAGTTGGGACTCAAGGTTGAGGTGGCAACGTCAGACATTGAAGCCGTTGTCGCGAAACAGCAGATAGAACGAAAGAAGGTACAGGCTTCGCAGGAACTGGAGGGGATGAAACTTGGCAGAGAGATAGCAAAGGACATTGATAAGGACACTGACAAGGACACTGACGGTGAGTGATAATGTCTTAGTATTGCTTAAAAAAAAGATCAGAACCCAGATGAACGATATAGCCGATCATCTTGCACTTGGATCGGCACAGGACATGGAAGAGTACCGCAAGATGTGCGGTATTATAGAAGGATTGGCTTGGACGGAACGTGAAATCATAGATCTAAATGACAAACTGAAGGATTTGTAACTCGCTGTCATAGCGCAACAATTTAACGAGAGGTCTTAGTGGCTACGCTCGCAACAGAAGTTATGGAACAAATGGTTGTTCCTGATGAGGAAACCAAAAATTTTGCATCACAGTTACCGGAGCCAAAAGGCTACAAACTGCTGATCGCATTACCCGAAGTAGATGAAGCCACCGATGGTGGTATCATCAAATCAGCCCAGTCCCAGCACGAAGAGTCCATCTCTACGATAGTTGGCTGGGTTATGTCAATGGGGCCGGATGCCTACGTCAATTACACCAGATTCCCCAATGGACCGTACTGTCAAGTCGGTGATTTTGTCATTTTTAGGGCATTCAGTGGCACAAGAATTAAAATACATGGTAAAGAATTCCGTTTAATCAACGATGACACTGTAGAGGCGGTTGTAGAAGACCCCAGAGGCGTGGAAAGGGCCTAAAATGAGTGAAGAAACTGGAAGAATGAGCGAAGAAGACAAGTTTTTAGGTGTTAAAACTACTATAGAGCCTCCAGAGGATGCTTCAACCCCTGCTCAAGCTGAAGAAATCGACGTTGAGGTGGTTGATGACCGCCCGGAGGTGGACCAACGGTCCCCCAAACAGGCTGAGTCGGCTGATGATGACATAGCAACCGATGCAGAGATCGCTAGGTATGGACAACGCGCCCAAAAACGTATTAAAAAGCTGAAATGGGAGTACCATGAAGAGCGAAGGGCTAAAGAAGCGTCGGATAGACTTGCAAATGAAGCTGTCACCTACACTCAGAACCTTCAAACTGAAAACCAAAGGCTTCTTAGGCTTGTTCAGGACTCTCAAAAGGCTTTAACCGACCATAGTAAGTATGGAGCGGAGGCCGCACTCGCCATTGCCGAAGCTAATTTTAAAAAGGCACATGAGGGAGGGGATTCAGACGAGATTGCGGCGGCACAGAAAGCGTTCACTAACGCACAGTTAGCGCAAGCTTCTGCTCCTGCGGTATCAGAGAGGGTTATAGAGAACTGGAAGCAACAAGTGTTGGCTGAACAACGTCAGCAAGCACAGCAGATACAGCAACAGCCTCAAGCCGCTCCTGCGCCAGAACCAGCGGACCCGGCGGCAGTGGAATGGCAACAAAACAACCCTTGGTTTGGTGAAGATGAGGAAATGACAAGTTTAGCATATGGTGTGCATGAACGACTTGTTCACAAAGAGGGTGTTGACCCAGAATCACCAGAGTACTATGAATTAATTGATCAACGTATGCAGGAGAAGTTTCCTGAGTACTTCGGTACTGGCGGCACAGGCTCTTCGGGGCAAGTTGTCGTTGAGTCCGCACCTCGCCGCAGGGCGGGTCCCGTGGTTGCACCAGCTAGTAGAAACAACGGTGTCACGCCACGCAAAGTCACTTTGACTTCGACCCAAGTTTCACTCGCGAAACGCTTGGGACTAACGCCACAGCAGTATGCCACACAGCTTATCAAGGAGATGGTCTGATGGCTGACGAACGCGCCCCACGGGAACCACGGACATTAGAGACTCGTGAAAACGACACTCGCAATGAATCTTGGGAACCCGCATCATTACTTCCAGACCCAGATCCGGCAGACGGCTGGGTGTTTAGATGGATACGGACATCAATGGTTGGCAATCTTGATAATACGAATGTTTCTAAGAAATTTCGTGAAGGTTGGGAACCAGTCCGTGCCGAAGATCACCCGGAACTACAAATTATGAGCGATCATAAGTCGGAATGGGGAGCGAAAGGTGGAATCGAAGTCGGTGGACTACTGCTCTGCAAGGCACCACAGGAACAAGTGGAGAAGAGGCGGGATTATTACAAGAGTCACGCTGAATCCCAGATGCAGGCCGTCGATAACAACTATATGCGTGAGAACGATCCACGGATGCCGGTTCTTGCGCCTGAACGTAAAACTCGTGTGGCATTTGGCGGCGGAAACCGCTAATGCCCATTCATAAAAAACTAATTTAGGAAAAAGTTATGGCTACTTCAGCGGCACCGTATGGTGCGAGGCCAATTGGTACGCTAAGTGCTTCCGGCTCATGGACGGGCAAGGTGAGGCACTTACCGATAGGTAGTACCTATGGCA